GGCGCTCACCCGGTGCGCGACCCAGCGGGTCATTCTCGCCGGCCAGCATCGGCAGCACGATCGTTCGCAGGCGACGTGTGGGGTTCTTGGCGAACTCCTTCATCATGTACCCGGCCATGTCGTAGGCAGCCGTGCGCTGGCAGATGGTGATGATCTTGGCCGACGGCTTCAGGCGGCTCTTAAGGTCGAACTTGAACCAGTTGTGAATCTTCTCCAACTGCGTCGCGCTCTGCGCCTGCTCCCAGCCCGCCACAGGGTCATCGAGGATCGCCAGGTCTGCCCGGAAGCCGAGGATGCTCATGCCGACGCCGGCGGCGAGGAACTCACCGTTCTTGCTGGTTGACCACTTGCTGACCGCCGTACTGTCCCGGGAGAGCGTGCTGTGCTCGAATACCCGAGTGTGCTCCGGCGACGCCACCGTATCTCGCACCCGTCGGCTCCACTTCTCGGCCAGCGTCGCAGTGTGCGATGCGAGGATGACGTTGTTGTCCGGGAAGTGCCCGAGGAACCACGCCGGCAGACAGTGTGATGCGTAGGTGCTCTTCGCTCCCCCAGGTGGGATGCAGATCACGCAGTCGTCCCACTCGTCGTTCAGTATCCCCCGCTCCAGTTCGTCGCAGATGTACCGATGGTGCAACGCGGGGGTGACGCCCACCACCCGTCGTGCGTAGTCGGCCAGGTGCTGCTCAGCGTCCGCCCGTCGCGCTATCTCCTCGACGAGCATCTGCTCCAGTGCGGTGAGTGGGGCGGTCATTCCAGACTTCTTGCGTAGATGACTTCCTCTGCGTTGCGGCGAGCAGCGAAATATCTCTCAAGGGGAGGACAGGGTTCATCAGGGGCGTGCCGATCCGCTTTACTGTGGTGGAAGTCATTGCATCCAAGTATGCTCGGACAGGCACGGTACAGCGCAACCAGTGTGTCGATGAGGGTGCTATCCATCACGCCGCCTCCTGCTCGTCCAGTGGGTTGTCGCCGATGGGTGAAGGCTCAACGTCGATCGTATCGTCCCGCTCCGCGTTCCGTGCGAACACCCGGGCAGCCATAGCCTTCAACTCGGGGAGCGAGAGCTTCGCCAGGTCGTCCGCGCTGATGTTCGCACTGAGCGAGGTCTGGTCAATCTGGATGCGCTTCGAGTCCCCGTAACGCTGTGGCGACCACTTCTCCATCAGGTACGTCCTGCTCTTCATCCTGAGCGCACTGCGCTGCACGTCCTCCATCAGGGGTGAGCCGTCCAGGTCCAGCGCATCGGCTATCGCAGTCAGTTCATGCGCCATCGCTTCAGCAGCGATGGCGCACGCCTCCTCGTACCGTTGCTTACGGGTTGCATCCCGATTGATCCAGAACAGGAACCTCCCCAGTTGTATCCCACGGGGATCGTTCCTGATGATGGTCTGGAGTGGCGTACCCCCCATGATGCGCTCCAGGCTCGACTCGAAGAGGTTGGTGTAGGTTTGGTGCTTCAGCAGGTGCGTCTGACGCGGTACGGGGTCGTCAGGACAGGGCTGTTGCGGATCACGCATCCAGTGGGGGAGGGGATCAGGCACGTCCAGTTGTGTGACAGACGCGCCGGGAATGGCCAGTTTGGTTTCCATTGGGTGACTTATACCGTAGGGCGATGATTGTTGCAAGCTTAAAGAATCTTTGATTGTACAATTCAGAAAATTTTATGAGATTTTCTGGTAGCAGGGTAGGCAAACTTCGACTGGGTGGCACCGCGATGACCCGGGGGTACCTCGGATTCTCCAGCAGCACATAACCAAACCCTTATATTCTAGCATCATACACACGCACACAGCGCAAGCAATGACATCATCATGTGCTCACTTCTACATATCCAGGTTGGTAAATCCTTATATAGTTTGGTGCATCTGTCACATGATGCTTGCTGCAAGCAAGCATTTATTTACTTTAGCCTGGCGATAGTCAGCCTTTCATTGACTTTCATGAATGTTTGACTAGCGCATTGTTTTGGCGCTTCTGTCACTATTAGCATGCCTCACCATACACATCCAGTGATAGACGTGACAGAATTGCCTCTCGCTGAATAAGCGTGTTGGAATGTTAGTTAGTAAATTAACTTCAAAAACGTATACTAACCATTCCGGCTTTTTGGCACGTTTATTAATTTCCATGTACAATAACGTTTTGAGAGGAAACATCATGCACAACAAGTGGAACGATATCTTTACCCTCATGGAGGAAGCGAGCAAACATCCTAACCGCTCCAGCTTTGCCAAGTACAAGCGCAACGCCTACAACGCAGCAAAGCAAGCCGGACTATTGGACGCGCTCTTTCCTGTAGTGGTATGGACGCAAGAAAAAACCATTCAGGAAGCGAAGAAGTTTCGATCGCGCTCCGCGTTCCGCAAGGCATCACCTGGTGCGTTCGCCGCGATGGAACGCAACGGCCTGCTAGATGTGTACTTCGCACGCTGGCAAGAGGAAGACAAGCCAATTCGCGAAGCTGCCGCACGTCCGGTGCTGGCGTCCACTATTGTGTGGAAATAGTTGTTGACATCGTTCAAACAATCTTTTATTATGTAGTTGTTGCATCTGACCTTTTGACCATTGGAGAATGAAATGAAAAACGTAACCGCAAACGACTGGGCGGACTACTTGTCCGATATCCGCACGTATCAGACTGAATACATCTATGGCGATCATTCCGTGATGTATTCCAAGTTGTCACAAGGTGAACATGTCGGCATGGAAGTAGCCGAAGTTCACTACTGCGCCAACGGTGATCGCTTTTATTTCATTGCTGGAGAATGAAATCATGAAATTTCAAGATATCTACGCACTTGCGAAGCAACATGTTGGAGAGGGCGAAATGGTGTCATCTGCACAGCTCTGCATGGATGATGCTATGAAGTGCTGGAGAGCTGGCGCATACGAATCCGCTAAACGATGGGCCAGGAAATCCCTGTCCTACTCTGTCGGCATCTGTCACCCCGACTACATCGCAACAAATGAACCTTCGACCATTGGAGAATGAACATGGACCGCATCACTGACAAACACCTGGCCGGAATGATTTCTCGCCTGAACCGCATCACGAACAATCCGTTGGAGTATTCCACCCGTGACGATGCTGGCCGCTTCACGTGCAACGTCGGCCACTTCCACATCGACCGCGCATACGGCGGATATCAGCTTGTGCAGACTGTCACGGATGGCGGCGGTGTCCGTAACGTGCTGCCTAGTGGTCACGTGATGAAGCGCACTTGCTATGACCTGCTCGCCGCGTACATTCGCGGCATCGAAGACTCACGGACTGGAGAATGAACATGACTTCCTACCTGCACACACGTTCAACAACAAACGATTGCTTTCTTACCCGTGAGGTCGAGACGCGTCAAAAACCCCTATGGTGGCAAGAACGTGGACTTTCGTTTACTGCTAGTGGATATGGTTCGCGCATTCCAACAACTTGGCAGATCAAGGTCGACGGACGTTGGAGACGCGTCTACTGTCGGATTTACTCGAATAGCGGAACGCTATTTATCGGCAAACGTTACGATTACACGAATACTGTACAGATTGGAGAATGAACATGTCGACTACTGAAATCAGAATGTTTCGTGCTCACGCTAACGGCGGTTTCGCTTGTTCCATGGACACACCACAACAAGCAGCCATTAAGTTTTTCGAAACTTTCCCCACTAAACGTAAATGTGATGTCATTGAAGGATGGGTAGACACCTTGGGATTCTTTACCGTCAAGTTCGGCAAACCATGGCCGAAGTCATGGAAAGCCATTACAAAGAAAACCGCCTGCAATTTGCCTGATAACAACACTGGAGAATGAACATGCTCGCTCATAACGCACCACTGGCTGATCAACTGATCTATTGCCCGGATATGGTCTCAATCGAAACCCTGATTGAAATGGCTGAAAAGGCAGACGCGCTTGATGATTTCGTGGATAACTATGGAACGCTGGCGGATGTTGAAGTGGAAATCGAAGACGCCATGAAGTTCACAAACATTCATTCCGATTTCGGCATTGATACCGCCGTCGAACTGGAAATGAAATTGCGCCAGTTCGACACGCTGAAGTATCGCGCACAGGACCTGCTGGATATGCTGGAAGATCCAGTTGCTCACGCGGATGATGTGGCGCGCGAAGTAGGCAAGTTGCGCGCATTCCTTGAGGAGATTAACTAATGTCTCCACTTCTCTACTCTGCCTGCCATATCCGCCACCGTGGTCATGGTTCAATTCGGTTCTTCCTACTGGGTGTAGCCCTGGGAACCATCATCATCATGAGTATCTGACATGGATACAATGCTAACTATCCTCATTGGCGGTTTCTTCGTTTGGCTCACCGTTATCGCCTGGGCGGTGCACCCCGCACTGGGTATCGTCACTGGCCTGATTCTCTTCCTGGGATAAATCGTGTACCTGATACTCAACCTTCTGCTCAACATCCTGCTACCGCGCAAGACTCGACGGTAACCTTCAAACCAACAAAAACGGCGCTTAATGCGCCGTTTTCTTTTTACCCTTATCCTACCCTTCAGGCTGCTCCCCTAGCCAAATAGCGCGCGTCTCCAGTGGTATCCCTGCCGATGCTTTCAGCGTGCTGGCGCATCTTGTCCTTTATCTCCTGTTTCACGCTGATGATACGTTGGCGCTGATGTTTGAATTGCTCCACCAGGTTAGGATTGATTGCCCACACAGTAGACTTCCGATTGTCTTCGACCACGGCTACCCACTGTCGACCTTCAAGCTCTGCCATGACATCGCGCACAAGCTGATCCAGGTCAAGCGGGCGCATGTCTCCCCACTGGCGTCGACCGCTGCGTTTGATATCGGACAGGCTGACTGTGCCCTCATTGGCTATCTGTAGGATGTGAGCGGTTATCCAGTATTCGTGAGACTCTTCGGTTAGTCCGCCAATGTCCGAGTAGCAATAACGGAAGCTGGGAATGATGAATCCTCGTACTAGGGAAATTACCCGGTGCATGATGTCGGCGCTGACTTGGCTGCTGTCGCGGTCCTCGATCATGTGCAGCACAAGCGCCAGGCGTCCGGTCAAACCTTCTAACTTGCCGAAGGCAGTCATGAACTCCACTGGCGAGCGGATAAGGCGCTCATCGTGCTTGCTGGACTCGTACCATTGTTGGAACTCACGGAACGCACTGTAGGCTTCCGGTGATAGCGTATAGTGCCGTTCGCCTGCCGCGTGTATCTGTCGTATCAAATGATCCCACGTTGGTTTGCAGGACGACCATGCCGGTACGGGATTGCCTAAGCGGGTCTTGCTCGGGCGTAAGGTCATCGGAATGAACCGCTGAACGAAGCCATCGCTGGACAGGCTGGGTAGCACGCGCTTGAAGACCTGTGGCTGCACGTTGCAGTAGAACGATACTGCCAGGTTTTCGGCGACGATGCTGCCGGTGCCTACACGATCCATGAAATAGCGATCGGACTCATAGCTGACCACCCAAGCGGAGCGGTCATCCCCACTGGTCGGGTTCGTCAGCTTGTTGAAGAAGCCGTTCGCCTCGTCCAGGTAGCACAAGACACCTTCAGGACGCTCGGCGGCAATGCGTACCATCTTCTGACTGGTGCTGTCGCTGATAACCATTCGCTTGGGGACTGGCTGCGGACGCAGCACGGGCAGCGTGGCAAGACCTTCGAGAGGATCACCACCCAGTGAGCCAAGCATGTGCTCGCCACCGCCCGCTTGGGTAAGGAATGCCTTCTTGGTCGAGGCGAACATGGCCTCCTCGGCTTCCCAGCGTTGCATATCCATCTGATAACGGACGCGGTCATCGCGCTCGATGTCCGCCAGGATGCTGAACATGGGCTTCGACCCGGGACTTTTCTTGTCTGCTGGGCTGCCAATGGTCATGAACCAGAGTACCGGCGGCACCTTGTACCCATTGGTCAGTTCCAAGCGTGACCGTGCGTCAATGGCCGAGCAGGCGGCTGCCATGCCAGCGGAGATTGGCACCATCGGGTCACAGCCGACTGCCTCACTGACTTCCAGCGCGTAGTCGCGCAGCACTGATGGGAACAGTTTGATGTCAGCCCCCGGAGGACTGACGATCATGCCGGACAGAAGGTCAGACATGCCCTCCAGGGGCTGATTGAAAAGCGTGGTGACGTCGATGGGCTTGCTGATCCAGCCGTGCTCCTTGGCGTGGAAATAAACCGATGAAACCGTGATGCCGTTCTCTTTCTCGCCGAATGACCTCCAGCGAGCGTTGAATGTGTTGTCGCCCGGGTATTTCTCGGGGCAAGACATCGACCATTCGCGCGCCAGCTCGTATGCATCCGGGTGGCCGGTACTGTGCAAGCCCATCAGGCATTCGAGCCATGTATCGTGGCCAACCGATGCAGGGACGCACTTGATGGCGCTCTTCAGTTCTTCCCAGTCGATGTTGGTGCGGGGTTCGGACGGTGTGTGGTCGTGCTTCTCGGTCAAGAGCATCGACCAGATACCGAGCAGCGCAGCAGGCACATCTGGCAGACGTTCCCACGATCCAGCACCAGTCCAAGCGTAATTCTTGCCCGAGGTCGGGTGGCGACTTGGTGGCAAGACACACATGGTCGACTTGCCGTCAGAAGTTCCGCAACGCATCTCGAACGCTGTCTTGCCGTTGATAATTACCTTCTTCGTTGGCATCGGGCCGATAAATGGTGGCAACTTGAACAACAGTTTCGCGTGACCTGGATTACCCGAATCAATTTGCACCGAATCGGCGGCAAGGAACCACGTCTTGATGTCGATATTCCGTTCGAGGAACCAGTCGCGGGTTGCTTCGCCATCGTCAATGTCGAATGCCATTGTGCCTGACAGGGCATGTAGCAGGCCGACACCGTGTTCGGGTGGTAGTTCTGCGCTCGATTTCAAAGCGTTTTCAGAGAGGTTCCACCCCGGCGAATTTGGCCCTTTTTTACCGGGTGGGATGGCGCACAACTTCCAGCCTTCTGCGATATACGCGTCGGGAAAACTTGGGTGAGGTGTCGCGCTCATCTCACGCTGCCTTGGATAGTTGGCGCGACTCCAGATAGGCAGCAACCTTGCTGACTGTTTGAAAACTTGGCTCCTGCTCCGGTCGGTGTGCCAATCTGTACACGCGACCATATGGCACTTTGGTGGCCTCGGAAACACGGCTCAAATTCATGTCCAGCAACAGTGCTCGGATTTCGTCTAAGTTCAACATTTTGCTCTCCTGTGAAAAATAAATGTCAGATATGCTTGACACTGATCGGGAGTGTATGAGAATCTTCGTTCCGTCGCAACAACTTTTTGAACTAAATTGAAAGGCTTGACAATCAAACTTTGTATGTCTAAGATAGCGCAAATGACTTTTTAACCGTAGTACCTTTGATCTGGAGAAACAAATGAGCATTGAAAACAACCTCGCTTCCATCGCCGCTTCCCTCGCAACTATCGCTGAAGTTTTGAAACGTGACCGCACCACCGATACGCCTGCCGCCCCTGTCGCGGTTCCTGCTCCTGTCGCGGCTGTACCTGTTGTCGCCGCTACCGCCCCCGTCGCTGCACCCGCTCCTGCACCCGCCCCCGTGGTCGAAGCACCGGTTCAGGCTGCACCTGCATGTCCGATCACCGACCAGCCGTCGCTCATCGCCTACGTGATGACCAGCTACAAGGACATGGGTCCGGTCAAGGGCAACCAAATCCAGGGTGTGCTGGCTGCACTGGGCATCGCCAACATCAACGAGGCGAAGCCGGAGCAGTACGTCGCTATCCACGCTGGTGTCGAAGCCCTGAAGGCGCAGTGATGAGCACCCACGCAATGCTCTCTCCCTCGAAGCGATATCGCTGGGCAGTGTGTCCCGGCAGTATCCGCGAAGAGTCGAAGCTGCCCCCGAAGCCTGGTGGCCCTGCTGCCATTGATGGGACGCATACCCACACGGTTCTCGAACAGGCACTCAAGACGGAAATGCCCGCATCCTTCTTCGTTGATCAGGAACTTGTCGATCACGAAGGGAAGTTCACCGTCGACAAGGCCCGTGCCGAGCGTGTCCAGTTCGCCCTCAACTACATCGTTTCTCGCGTTACCAACAACCCCGGCGCAGAAGTCATCGCCGAGGAACGTGTCGATCCAGCGTACCTGGTCGGTCGTGACGACATGTCCGGTACGGTCGACGTGCAGATTGTCGGCAGCACTGGCATCGAAATCATCGACTACAAGGACGGCATCAACGCGGTCGAGGCGAAGGACAATCACCAGATGGAGCAGTACGCTCTGGGCATCATCGCCAAATACATGTCCCAAGGTCGCTTCTTCGAAACCATCGCGATGACCATCATCCAGCCGAAGTCACGCGAAATGGGTGGGAAGGGTATCGACACCCACTACACCACTGTGGCCGAGATGCTGGGCAAGGTGCAGCAAATCAAGGCCGAAGCCGAAGCAACCGATGATCCTGATGCCCCCCTTGTGCCGGGTGACAAGCAGTGCAAGTACTGCCCTGCCGCTGGTGGTTGCCGCGCCCGTGCCGACCAGTCGTTTGCTTCCCTCGGGGTGTCCTTCGACCAGTTGTCGCAGAAGGCAGCCGACAAGCAGCCGAACCAGATGTCCGACGAGGAACTGCGCGAGATCATCGAAGCCGCGCCGCTGATTCGTCAGATGCTGTCCGGTGCCGAAGAAGAGGCTCTGCGCCGCTTCGAGGCAGGTATGCCGGTGTCCGGTCTGAAGCTGGTCAATGGTCGCGGTTCCCGTGCTTGGGCATTCCCTGAAGAGGAGATGGCTGACAAGCTGAAGCGTATGGGTATCCCCAAGGATGTTCTGTGGAAGACCAGCCTCATCAGCCCTGCACAAGCCGAGAAGGCTGTGTGGGAGAAGACCAAGGCTGGCGAGAAGGTGGCGGTGCAGTTGTCGCCGCGCCAGATCAAGACTCTGGAAACGGAGTACATCAAGAAGTCCGCTGGCAAGCTGACTGTCGTTCCCGAGTCGGATTCGCGGCCTGCTGCGAAGACCTTCGAGGTGGCGATGTTCGATGCACCTGTAGCACCCGTTGAAACTTTGCCGTCTTGGCTTGCATGATCCTTCTGGAGAAACTGAAATGACCATCCTTTTGCAAAACGTCCGTGCCTCGTTCCCCCGTATCGTTGAGCCGGAAATCAACAAATCCTTCCCCAACTCCCCGGCGAAGTTCTCGATGAACATCATCGTCCCCAAGGATCACCCGGGTGTCACGCAGTTCATGGCCGAGGTGCAGCAACTTGCACTGGAGAAGTGGAAGGAACATGCCCAGGTTATCCTTGGCATGGCGAACGCTAACAAGAAGCTGCGCTGCTACGGTCCGGGTGAAGAGGTGATGAACAGCACCTCGTTCCAGGTCTATCCCGGCTACGAGGGTATGCTCTACTTCTCTGCCGGCTCCGACAAGGACCACCCGCCGCAAATCGTGAAGCGTGACGCCAACGGTATCGCTCAGGTTGCCCACGACCTTGAACGTCAGGAACTGGCGAAGCGCATCTACGGTGGCTGCTACGTCAATGTAGCAATCTCCCCGTGGTTGCAGGACAACGCTGGCGGTCGTGCAGTACGTTGCAACCTCCACGCCATCGAGTTCGCTGCTGATGGTGATCCGCTGGGTGACTCTGCTGGTGGTGTCAATGTCGCCAACCTGTTTGGTAGCATCCCTGCCCCCGCTGCGGCTGCGCCGACCGCTGCTGTACCGGGTGGTCTGAGCTTCCCCGGCCTGCCGTCCTTCCTCTCGTAGTCGTCCCTTTTCCTCCCCTTCGGGGGAGGCTTTTCTTTGAAGGTATGACAAATGATTACGTTGATGTTGGGCGACTGTCTCGAAAAGATGGCAGAGATTCCAAGTGGGTCTGTAGATATGGTCTTGTGCGATTTACCCTATGGAACGACTCAGAATAAATGGGATTCGGTTATTCCTTTCGAATTGTTGTGGAATGAATACAAGCGGGTTACGAAGCCGAATGCGGCGATTGTGCTTTTCGGTAGTCAGCCGTTTACGAGTGCGTTGGTGATGAGTAACGCAAGGTGGTTCAGACAATCAATGGTGTGGGTGAAAAATAAAGCAACCGGACACCTTAATTCAAATAGACGACATCTTTTGAAACATGAGGACGTTTTACTATTTTGTAAAGGCTCGTCAACTTTTAACCAGCAACGAAGTGAGACAGGTAAGCCGTCAAATTACGCAAAGCGTGCAAAACAAAGTAACTGTTATGGTTTTGCGGAATCTACAGAATACCGTGGAGGAAATACAGATAGGTGTCCAAATACCACATTATTTTTTGAAGTAGTCAACAATGACGGCAGTAACGGAGGAAGATTCCACCCCACCCAAAAACCAGTCGCCCTAATGGAATACCTGATTCGTACCTACACGAACGAAGGTGAAGTCGTCTTGGACAATACGATGGGAAGTGGGACAACGGGCGTTGCTTGCGTCAACACCGGAAGAAATTTCATCGGCATCGAGAAGGACGAGAAGTATTTCGAGATTGCCAAGCAACGAATTTATGACGCAATACCGATACCCGATTGGCTACGATGAGAATAATCTACGACATCGAAACATACCCTAACTGCTTCACGCTGGCGGCAGAGCACGCCGACATGCCGCTGCGCTGGGCGTTCGAGATCAGCCCGTGGCGCGACGACCGTGCCCAGTTGTGGCTCTGGCTGCTCTGGCTGCGCGGCGCGGGTGCCGAGATGGTCGGCTTCAACAACGCAGGCTTCGACTACCCGGTGCTGCACCTGTTCTGCCAGATGCAGGGCAAGGCGACCTACACCGACCTGTACCTGAAGGCGATGCAGATCATCCGGTCGCGTGACGACGAGGACAAGTTCGCCCACACCGTCTTCCCGTCCGACCTCTTCGTGGCTCAAATTGACCTGTTCAAACTGCATCATTTCGACAACAAGTCGAAGATGACCTCGCTCAAGGCGTTGGAGTTCAACATGCGCCTCGACAGCGTGGAAGACCTGCCATTCCCCGTGGGCGTGCCGCTACAGCGCGAACAGGTGCCGGTGCTGCGCGAGTACAACGCCCACGACGTTCATGCAACCAAGGCGTTCTACCATGCCTCGCTGCCGATGATCGAGTTCAGGGAGCAACTGAGCCAGAAGCACGGCAAGGACTTCCTCAACCACAACGACACCAAGATCGGTGCCGAGATTTTCCAGATGGCTCTGGAGAACAACAATATCCCCTGCTACACCTATGGGGCGAACGGTAGGCAGCCGCGCCAGACATTGCGACCAGTGTTGGTACTTAAGGATGCAATCCTTCCGTGGATTGAACTGGAAACACCCGAGTTCAAGCGAATACTTGACTGGTTACGTAACCAGTCGATCACCGAAACCAAAGGTGTCTTCAAAGACCTCAGGGCAATTTGTGGTGGTGTGGAGTTTGTTTTTGGTACGGGTGGTCTTCATGCGGCAGTCGAGAACGAAATCTTCATCGCCGACGACCAGATGGTGATTGAATCGAAAGATGTGTCCAGTTACTACCCAAATCTTGCAATCAAAAACAGGTTTTATCCAGAACATCTTACTGAAAAGTTCTGCGACATTTATCAAGACCTCTATGAACAGCGGAAGCAATTCAAGAAAGGGACTGCTGAAAATGCGGCATTTAAGTTGGCGCTTAATGGTAGTTATGGAAAATCTAACGACAAGTTCAGCATTTTTTACGATCCACTTTTCACTCTGAAAATCACATTGAATGGTCAGTTGTTATTGTGTCTATTGATTGAAAATCTGATGAAGGTTCCTACCCTAAAGATGGCGATGGTAAACACTGACGGGCTGGAATACACGATTCATCCCGACTATGTGGGAATGGCGAACAAAGTATGCGATTGGTGGATGGGTGTGACAAAACTGGAATTGGAGTCAGCAAGATACAAGAAGTTGTTTATCCGCGACTGTAACAATTACCTCGGGGAATATTTGAATGGTGATGTGAAACGTAAAGGTGCATTCGAGTGGGACGTCGAGTGGCATCAGGATGCATCAGCACTGGTCGTGCCGAAGGTCGCCGAGAAGGTACTGCTGGAGGGTGTGCCGATTCGCGCCACGATCGAGAACTGGCCCGACAGGATGGACTTCATGTGCCGCGCCAAGATACCACGCTCCAGCACTCTCTGGGGCAGCGATGGCAGGCAGCTGCCGAACATGCTGCGCTACTACGTCGCCAAGGGTGGTGTGGCACTGACCAAGATCATGCCCCCACTGGCGAAGAATCCCGGCGTGATGCGTCACTTCGCTGTCGTCAGTGGGTGGAAGGTTTGCCCCTGCAACAACATCGCCGATGCCACGATGGACATCGACTTCGATTGGTACGTGCAGGAAATCGAGAAATTGACTCTCGGAATGAAAGGAGACTGAAATGTTCAACCCGCTTGAGAAGGTCATCGAAGAGAAGGTCAACGCCTACGCCAAGGAGCGCGGTGTCGCCGTCTACAAATTCACCAGCCCCGCACGCGCAGCAGTGCCTGACAGGCTCTACATCAGCGCCAAGGGGTTCATGTGGTTCTGCGAGTTCAAGCGCAAGGGGAAGGTGCCTACGCCAGCACAGGAGCGTGAACATGAGCGCCTGCGCCTGCGGAACGTGACGGTCTACGTCATCGACAACGTGGAAGATGGGAAGTCGATGGTGGATGCTCATGCTTAAAGGAGAAACACAATGCACACCATGCACCTATTCGCCGGAATCGGAGGAGGACTCCTCGCCGACCGGATTCTCGGACATACCCCACTGGTTGCAGTCGAGTGGGAACCCTACGCCTGCCAGGTCTTGCAAGAGCGAGTCGCCGATGGATGGTTCCCCGGAATGCGCGTGTGGGAAGGGGATGTCCAGTTGTTCGATCCATCCGAATACACCGGACGCGTGGATTGCATCCATGCAGGTTTCCCTTGTCAGGACATTAGCGTTGCTGGAAAGCAGGCAGGAATTGCTGAAGGAACCCGGTCGGGGCTTTACCGTGAAGTCCTGCGAATTGCGGGCGTTGTTAGACCGCCCTACATCTTCCTGGAGAACGTGGCCGCTATTACCTCAAAAGGTCTTGACCAAGTTCTCAAAGACTTGGCCGAAATGGGGTATGACTCAAAATGGGCTTGCCTACGCGCATCCGATGTCGGAGCGCCGCATCACCGCGACAGGTGGTGGTGTCTGGCCCACACCAGACGTGAGGGGATACTCCAACGAGGGTTCGATGTCGATGCTCCCGAAAAAGTGCAGTTCAAGGGAGGAGTTCGTGGGGATGTGTTATCGGGCGGGAGCAGCGAAGAAGGAACAGATATGGCCGACACCAAGGGCGAACAGCGCAATGGCAGCAACGATAACGCCAAAAAACTCATGGAACATGGATCGATTTCCGAATTTGGAAACCGTAGTTGGAAGATCAATATTTCCGACTCCATATTCAAGGGATTGGAAGGACAACGGGAAATCACCGGCAGAACTGGAACGGAACAGCAAAACGCTGGCGACCCACGCTGGTGGGACATTGAACCCGACGTGGGTCGAGTGGCTTATGGGATTCCCAATCGGGTTCAGCGCCTCAAGGGATTGGGTAACGCCCAAGTCCCGCTCCAGGCGGCAGTCGCCTTCCAAATCCTCTTCACTTCCTGAGTGGCTGAAATGATTCGCGACGAATCCCACCTCTTCCCCTACCAGAGGAAGGCGATCAACCACCAGTGCACCCACCCGCAGTCGATGCTCTGGCTCGACATGGGTCTGGGCAAGACCCCGATCACCCTGTCATCCATCCAATACTTGATTCATGAGGTCAATTACCTGCGTGCCGTCCTGATCGTCGCGCCGATCCGCGTCTGCAGGCTGGTCTGGCGGCAGGAGGCGAAGAAGTGGTCGCACCTGCAGAACCTGACCTTCAGCATGATCGTCGGCAGCAAAGACCAGCGGTCCAGAGCGCTCATGCAGAAGGCCGACATCTATCTGGTCAACTACGAGAACCTGAAGTGGTTGGCCGAGGCACTGCAGACCTACTACATCTCGAAGGGACTCCCGCTGCCGTTCGACGGTGTCGTCTATGACGAGGTGACCAAGACCAAGAACAGCACCACCAACCGGGTCAATGCGCTGGAGAAGGTGATCCCCTACTTCAACTGGACGACCGGCCTGACCGGAACGCCCGCCAGCAACGGCTACAAAGACCTCCACGGGCAATATCTGGTGGTCGACGGGGGTCTGCGCCTCGGGACGTCGAAGTCGGCCTTCAAGAGCCGCTTCTACAAGAAGTCGGGCTTCAAGGAGATCGCCTACGACAACGCCGAGGAGCAGATCAAGACCCTGATCGGCGACATCACCATGGAGATGTCGGCGGCTGACTACAACCCGCTGCCCGACATGATCATCAACAATGTCGAGGTCGAGATGGATCCCGCCACGCGCGCCCAGTACGAGCGGCTGGAGAAGGAGTACTTCACCAAGCTGGACAACGGCACCGAGGTCGAGGTGTTCAACGCAGCATCGCTCACCAACAAGTGCCTGCAGTTCTCCAATGGTGCGGTCTATCCGGTACCCGGGATGCCCCTCTGGGAACCCGTCCATGACCTCAAGCTGGACGCACTGGAGGAAATCATCGACGAGGCCCAAGGTCAGCCGATCCTGTGCAGCTATGCTTACCGTAGCGATGCCGAGCGGATCATGGAGAAGTTCAAGGAACTGCGCCCGATCAACCTGACCAACTGCAAGTCCGAGAAGGCACTGAACGACGCCATGGTCCGCTGGAAGAGCGGCGACTGCCGGCTGATGATCGGTCACCCGGCAAGTATGGGTCACGGCATCGACGGGCTGCAGCAGAACGGCCACATCCTCGTATGGTACGGGCTGAACTGGTCGCTCGATCTGGTCGATCAGTTCAATGCCCGCATCCGGCGGCAGGGACAGGGCGCGCCGGTCATCTGCCATCGCATCCTGTGCAAGGACACCCTCGACCAAGCACAGGCTCTGGCCCTCGACGACAAGGCGACTACGCAGGCCTCGCTCCGCAAGGCGATCAAGGACTACCGCATTCAAAAAGAAAAGCTTGCAGGAACCAATCAAACTATCTTATACTGACCTCTCTTAATAAGGAGTTTGATTATGGATATGATCTGCACCATGGCCCTGACCAGCTGGGCCAAGCTGAACACGGTGATCAGCATTCTCACCGAGGATCAGTTGCATGAGATGCTGGCCCATGAGCAACTGACCGGTCAGCGGCTCGACATCATGGTTCGCATCCAGCAGCGTCTGAACGCGCTGGAGGGCGAGAAGCGTATCACTGAACTGAAAGAAAGGTTTGCAAAATGAAAAACGAAGACACCGCATTCGAGCAACGCCGCCAGAAGAAGCTCGACGAGAGCATCCCGCTCTACAAGGTCGGCAGCAACCTTCGCTACACACCCTACGCGACCAAAGACCCACACCCCGAGATTCCGTTCGGCAAGGACGCCCCGGTCATAGAGACTTTGGAGAAGTGGATGTGGGCGATTGCCGGCGCTGCATTGGTGACTGTGCTGCTGACTGGCAACGCCTTCGCCAATCCCGAGGAGCACCGCCTCAACCAAGAGCGCATGCTCCAGTTGCAGGAGCAGCAGGTCATCAACCAGTGGGAGCAGAACCGTCTGCAGCGCCGCCAGATCGAGCAGAACACCCAAATCTATGTCAGGGAGCAGCCTGACTACGGCGCGATCATCTCGCGGGCTGTGAAGCAGTATCAGGACCAGCAGCGGAGACAGCAATGAGCAGCGAAAATTCACTTCTGCCAAGAGTATGGGAGCTTGAGCGTTCGCTTGCATCTGCGGTTCGGGTAAATGAATCCCTGCGCCAGCAACTAGCCGCTTTGAAGTCTGAACTCAAAACTATCGGGAATGCTATTGATGATCCACGCACTGATCTGACAATGACCATGAGCGAAGTCATCATTGAGCAGAAGAAGCAACTCGCCGCTGCACTGGCCGCGATCAAGAGTAAAGACGCGGCGCTTCAGTCCGCAATATCCGCCCACAAGTATGAGTCTGGGGACTTGCATGAAGCACTCGCCATCCAGCCCGACGACAGCGCACTGCAAGCCTTCGCTGAAAAGGTGCGGGAGCAATGCGCTCACATCATCGAAGCGCAGGATGTTGATCCATCATTCAAACACAGAATGGCTGATGCTATTCGCAGCCTGAAGGAGCTACCGAAATGACCACACGCGAACAGATCATCGCTGCGGCGAAAGAGGCCGGCGCAGACGACCTATGTATCCGGTACAGCGAAGTATTCCTAGATCAGTTCTACGCCATCGCCTTCAACGCTGGTCGTGTTGCCGAACGGGAGCCGAAGACCCGCAAGGTCAAGATGGAGTGCTTCCTGATCGACGGCGAACTGCACTGGCGCGACGAAAACCTGTCTGTTCTCAGCCATTGGATTCGCCAGCCGCATCGGGACATAGTTGTTGAGGTGCCAGAATGAACTTCGCTCAGATGCTCTCGATGGACGTGAAGCCGCTGCCTGCGCATCCACGCGAGAAGAACAACAAGTGGCGCGATCCGACTGTGATGCATGAGGCGCGCCATTCAAAGGCGGTCGCCAAATACCGCAACGCCATCGGCAAGGAGTGGCTCAAGACCGTCGAGATTGCCGAACGCCTCGGGATGGGGCGTATGTCGATCTTCAAGCAGTTGGTGCGCTACACCGAGTTAGGCATTCTGGAGCGCCAACCAGTCGGCGGGAAATACAACCATCACCGTGGATGGGAATGGAGGGTTACAAAATGAAAGACGAAGACATCATGTTCGAACAGCGCCGTCAGGCAATGATCGACTCCGAAGCATGGAACAGTACTCACTCAGTCCCATGGCACCAGAAAGTCGGCACGGTGATCCCCTTCAGCCGCACGGTTGATCGTGACCCGAACCCGCGCATCCCGCTGTCTGTTCCGGAGCGTCTGCCAGCGGTCAGCAAGCGCGAGGCAGTGTTCTGGGCGGTGCTGGTCGGCCTGTGGATGGTATATCTGTTCTTTGGAGGGGTGCGATGACGCTGATTGAACGCTTACGCCAGCTTTCAAGGGCGGTATCTGAAGAAAAATGGGGCGAGTTCTCAATGAGAGTCCCACCAGACGAAGACAGGGATGCTGACTTTGTGCTTCTCCGTGCTGCGGAAGAGATCGAATCCCTGCGCCAGCAACTCGCCGACACAAAATTGGTACTTGGTCAGGCGATGACAACAGTAGATGACATTCAGAAATCAAACGTGATGCTGCGGGATGCTATTAAATTCTGGATGCAAGCCGAAGGCAATTATGACTTGATGAAAGCAGATAAAAAGTTCCAAGAAGCACTCGCCTCCACTGCTGACCTCAAGGACGTGATCCTGTGCCATGCGGAGCCTGTTGCAATTGTTCGTGTAGAGTCATTCAACACTTTGCGCTGGCTTGTTGAATCGCTTCCGAATGGAACAAAGCTTTACCGCGCATGGGAGCCGAAATGACCACACGCGAACAGATCATTGCTGCGTCGAAAGAGTCCAGATTGGAAATCCTGCACATCAAGGATGCGAACCGCAAGGAGTGGCGAGTGATTGACCTTGCGTTACCTGAACTTGAACGCTTCTACGCCATCGCCTTTGAGGCCGGTCGTAATGCTGAACGGGAAGAGTGCGCCAAACTTGTCGAAGACAGTGATTCTGATGGCCCTGATCCGCGTGAGCTTGCCGAAGCTATCCGCGCAAGGAATTGATATGAAATGATCGAAGAAACGCTGATAGAAAAGTTACGAGGATACAAATCAACTCCGCGTCACTGTGAAGAGCTTTGCTACGAGGCTGCAAACGTAATTGAATCCATGATCCAGAAACTTATCGCCGCACAGGAGGCAAGTGAGTTCGACCATAGCGAGTACAGGAGACTGCGAGCAGAACTATGCCAGCAACTCGCCGCAGCACTGGCCGCGATCAAGATTAAAGACGCGGCGCTTCAGTCCGCAATATCCGCCCACAAGTATGAGTCTGGGGACTTGCATGAAGCACTCGCCATCCAGCCCGACGACGCTGCGCTCAAGCCTTGGCTCGGGGAGCCATACTCTTACACTTACCGGCACAACTCTGAGTTTGGCGACGGTACATTTTGGAGTCACAGGCCAACACACAACGGGAATACTGCGCTTGAGTCAATGCCACTCTACTCACCGAAAGGACTGAAATGACAATGCCGAATTTCGAGCCAGCTTGCTACTGGATAAAAGAAGCCGAGCAATTTCACATTGGGCCAAAGCCTTTTGCACTGGCGTGGAAACCGCTTTACACCGCCGACCAACTAACCGAAGCCTACGAGGCCGGGAAGCGGGAGGCCAGTGAAGACATAGAACAGGCTGCATTTGAAAAGTGGCTATATGACAAATGCCCATCAGGCGACGTTGAGTCTGTGCAAAGGCAGTGGCTCGAAAGCTACGAGTATGCAGAATTGGCCGGGAAGATGGAGCAAGCCGCGCAGATCAACCACCTACAAATGGCACTTGCGGATACTGAAGCACTGGAAGCAGAAACAAGTGCTCGTTGTCTCAAGCAAGCCGCGCAGATCGAGATGCTGCGGAACGCGCTACTTTATGAACGATCGCTGTACTTGGAAGCAGATTCCGATATGGAAAACCAAGGTATTGAAGCACTCGCCGCCACGGAGCCGAAATAGGCTTAACTGCCTCCCCTGAGTCCTTCCCATACGCCCTTGTAGCCTTGGGTAACCTGATCTAGTGATGGTGGGGTACGGGAACCACCTCTCAGGGCTTTGATCAGCTGATAGGCAGGGATGCCCATAACCATCTGGGCAGTCCCGAGCACAGGGCTGTCAGCAACTGTTTCGCGGGCGTAGGCACGGTGTTCATAGGGAGCGATCTGACGCTGAACTTCAGGGTCCGGGTTGCTTCCCCGTAACGCCAGCAGTTCCTGCCACGATTTACGCGTCAGATCGTCCATGGTGTTACCTCGCCGGCTGGGTCGACACCACAGCGCATGACGGCGCGGCAGCGCCGGAGATCGCCGTAGCAGCCTGCGCCTGACCTTGGAGCTGGCCCTGTGCTTGGCCCTGAGCCTGACCTTGTGCCTGCCCTTGGGTTTGCCCTTGGTTCTGCAGTTGATCGGGGCCAATCACGGCGGCGAAGGCCGACGTGGCGAACAACGAGAGGAAGAGGACGAGTGCCTTCATTTGTGAATCTCCTATTTAGGTGGGTGGGTCAGAACAATGTAGTCGAGGATTGCCATCTTGATCTGGTCAAGGGGAAGCAGAGGTTCGACTGTTACCTCCACATTGGTGAGAATAACACCTGTGCCGGGGACCGGGATGTCAGGGAGTTTTACTGTTTGTT